TTCAGCTTTAAACTGTTCTTGCTGTTGTTGCTGTTTCTGTTGTTCATCTTCCTGTATCTTTCTGGTGATAGTAGCTCTATCTTTAGCGTTCATTAGTTCTGCAACTAGTCCAAAATTACCACCTGTTTGCAGATATCTTTCACTTAGCCCTTTAAGAGCCTGTAGTACTTGAGCATCATCTGAAGCATTTGATACATCTACGCCATAACAAGCCTCTCTATAGGTATTATAGTCAAACTCCAACATCTGTTTGGTACCATCATCTAGTACAAATTCCTTAACAAAATTTTTACCTTTATAGGCAATCTTAGCAGCCTCTAAAAGGGCTCTTAAAGCTCTTACTTTAGTATTATCATGTACAGAGAACCATTCCTCGGTAATATTAGAACTCTGCATTACAGACCTCTCCACACCTCCTACAGTCTCCCTATTATCTATAGTTCCTCTACGTTGAGGTGTAATACCTGTTAAATTATCCACCTCTCCTTTTATAAACTGGAGCATCTGAATATTATTCTGTATCTGATTATTATTAGACAGATCCATTTGAGTAGGCATACCACTCATTGCTCCAGCCAATTTACCTTTAGCAAATCCTTCTTGTCCTTGGTTAAAAGCATCTATTGGAAGCCAACCTAAGTTCTCTGCCCAGAATAAAGCTGCTTCTGCCCCCCATTGGTCTGGAATTAGATGTATTGGGAACATACCTACCTTACCTCTATCTTTAATAAAGGAAAGTTCTGTCCTGTACATAAAGGTATTCCATAGATATTGCCAATCTTCCCCAATACCTATTAATCCTTTTCCTGTATCATCATTAGTATTGTATACTGAACCTACTATACCTGGATGAGACATTGATAAATTATCCCTATGCCTCATTTGTATCTCACAAGGTTGCATTTTAACATATATGTCTGGACCTATTTTAGTAGTCTCATACCACTCTTTGATCCATCTCCAATCTACCTTTTCTCCTAACTCTGTAGCAGGTTTATACTGTTCAGGTACTGTATCCTTCTGTAGCTCCCCATTTTCATCAAAGAAGGTAAGAATACCTACCTTACGCATACCTGCCCATACTACTCTGGTTACTCTAACATTACCCTCAGCATCATATGCCCCATTTACAATACCTGTCCAAGCATCAACATCTCCTACACCCATAGTAGAAAGATCTACATATTCTACAGGTTTAGGAGCATTTATCTCTGGTCTAAGCATTTTTACCTGTCCTCCAGTAGAGACTAAAGTAGAGTACCCATCTTCAATAGCCTTTACCTGCTTATCTGTAAGATAGTCATAATATCTATCAATAGTTTCTCCTATAGAAAGATAGCAATCCTCTACAATAATATCACTTTCCTCAATCTTCCAGCTACTACCACTACGTATAGTACTTATATTCTTAGGGTTAGCCTTTCTCAGTATAGGTTCCCCACCATATATTTCTATAACGTATATTTCTTCTCCTACAATTAGTGCATCCTTAAATCCTCTACTAAATTGTTCCTTTAAATCCTGAGTATGGTAAAGGTATCTAAGCATCTGGGTACCCATTCTTTCTCGTACATCTTTATAGTTGTACTTCATATGGGTATTAAATTTTTCTATTCTTTGTTGAGCTTCTTCTTCACTAAAAGATGTAGCTGTAATTTCTTCAATATACATCTGTCTCCACATCTTATCCATGTTCTCAACCTTCTCTGTAATAGCATCAGCATTAATAACTGTTACCGTAGGGTTAAAAATCCTCTTTCTCTCTTCTCCACACAAAAGATTTATACCAGGATTAAGAAGTGGATAGTTTCTATAGGATGCTGGAAATTCATCAGTGTTAAAAAGTCCTAAAGGATTAAGAGTTTTTTCTACCTCTCTTTTATCTACCCTATTATCATAGAGCCCATACCAGACTTCTTTTTTCCTTTTAGTAGATCTTACACCATTAGGTAGTTTTACTAAGTCAGCATTATCTGCTAAAGTCATTCCTACATCAGCACAGTCCTTAAAGAATTTTTCATTCTTTTCACTCTCTGACCTTTTCTGTCTGGGCCAGTATCCTATATTATCTGATAATGTTAAAGTTGAGCTCATATTATTATAGTATTCTACAAAGTTATATTTATATTAATTACTTATCAAACCTTTTTTCATTCCTTTATAACCAAAAGAAGTCATAGGAGTTATTCTTTCCAATAATCCTGTTTCTGCATCAGGTCTACTAGTCTTGTATACTCTTTTAAAAAAGGGGTCATCTGCTCTAGTTTGAATTTTATTTTCGAGTTTCCCAGCATAATACTGAGATAATTCAGCATCATATATTAAGGCTAATCCAAATGCAGAAATTCTATCAGCATTAAGTTTTGGATGCCAAGCTATTGCTTCCTTTAAATAGCCTATACTTCTTATCTTTCTAAGGTTGGGAATGAAAGGTTTAGTTTCTCCTTCTTCAAGTTGCTTATTTTCTTCATCATAGGCTTCCTCTAACATCCAATCTGCTTGTAGTCTAAGAGCATATGAGTTTATAGCTGCAGTAGCATTTATACCCTTACTCACATTGGTACCAGCACTTTTAGCTTTAGTTAATTGTTTATCTATAAGTATTTCAGGGGTATCAGCTAACATTGTAAGAGCTTTTTTAACATTGTTAAAATATGTGAATAAGCCCTTTTTATTATTTTCATATATAATAAACCCATTATAGAATCTGGCCATTCTATAGCATATCTCATAGAATTCATTAGCAGAGCCAGGTCTACCTGTATATTCCCCTACAATCCTACGTGTCCACCTATCAAAAACTATACAACTGCCTAGAGAGTTTGAGTACTCTACTACATCGTCATCGTAAGGATCACAATTATGAGTAGGGATATAGTTACACATATAAGTATGAGTATCACATTCAAAATTATATACATATCCAGTATAACTATTCTTATGTATTTCTTCTATTCTGAAATATATATAATCTTCCCCTTCTTCAAAAAAGCAGGCATCTTCTGGAAACCCTCTAAGAGTTTTAATCCTACTATAATCTATAAGGGCCAATTTAATATCTTCTGAACAATCTAGTATTTCTCCTAGTTTTCTTGTATTATGCTGCCCTATTCTTAAAGAATATGTTGGTCGAGTAACACTAATTTTATCAGATCTATTAGTGTCTATTATTGTTTCTCCTGCTTCCCTTAAAAGCTGAAGACTGGATACTATACCAAGAGAGAATAAAATATCTTGTATATCTTGGAGTAAAGGTAAACTTACACTAACAAATTCAGCCACATTAAAATTCCTTTTACCTTTTCCTATACAACCATCAGAATCTAAATACCCTAAAACAATTTGTTTTTTTAATTCGGGATTCATATACTTAACCCATTCGGGGATAAATTTACCATAAGCATATTTTCCAAAATGTTTTGTTAAAAATATATTTAGCTGTTGAAAAGATATTTGTAGTTCTATAGCCCCTTCTTTATCAATTTCACTTACTTTTCTTTCAAATAATTCTTCTGCTATTCTTTTATACTTATTTATATAATATTCTTCTTTTGGGTTAAAACTTATGGAGATAGTATATCCATTATTTCCGCACCAACCGTCTCCTAACCATAGTCCTACTATCCACCAGAAATCTTTATTATTTAATGGATTTTTAATACGTCTATCTATCCTATGCTCTTTATCTATCCATAAAGATTCTATATCAGGAGTAATTACTTTTTTATATGTATTAGGTACCTTAACATAATCTCCTTTACAAACTTCTGATACCTTAGTAAAATTAAAATCAAATTTATAGTAACGCTGCTTAATTCCTAACCTTTTATATTTTTTAATGCTCACATAACCTCTAGTAGGGTTACTTACATATATAGGATGCTCTTTAGTAAATGTTGTAGTTTTAAAAATATTTCCTATTTTTAATGTATAAGTATCCTCATTTTCTGTATAATAACGTTGAAGATTTTTTATACCTACTAAATTACCATCTATACTTACCAAGGAATTATTTAAAGTCACATCCTCTACATTCATTAGTCCCCTATCAGTCATAACTTTTTCTCCTGGTAATAAACAACTTACCACAAATCTATAAGGATCTTTATTATTTTTAGGGAGTTCAAAAAGCTCTACTGCTCCCTGTTTATTATCTATAGCAGGAAATTCTCTTATAGGATACATATCTGTATTATGCTTAAACTGTACATTTCCAGAAGCATCTATTATAAATTCCCCCACATAATGAGGGCTGGTAAATCCAGACATGTTCATACTTATTTCAGACAGCCATTCCTTTAAATCTGCTACAGGGAATATGGTACCATCTACCCTCATAATAGCTTCTTGTGGTGTAAGAGGCTCTTCTGCAGCATTTTGTGTAATAGTTTTAGAATCTGAGGCACTTGCCCTAGTTTTAGCTCTTTCTATCAATACCTCTAAAAGAGCCTTGGTAATATCTGGTTCTCCTGTCTCTAAATCATAACAACCATGTCTACTAAGGTATGCCCCCCAAAAGAATCCGCATAAACTTTCCCCCTTAGAATTTTTATCAAACACATTGGGTATACCATACACTCTATATGCTGAAGGATTGTAGAATAACTTTTCTGCCCCAGCAAAATCTGCTCCTTCTACCCCTCCTGT